GCTGATTGTTGTGATCGGTGTAGTGTCGAGCCTGTTCTTGGAAGAGAACAAGATCGCCGCTGTGATGGGTTTGCTTGGTGCTTCTTTGACCGCTTTGATTTCGATGCTCAATGGCATTGCTGGCGCTACGCCAAAGCAAGACAAGCCTGAGTTTGAAGTCATGAAGCAATTGATTGAACGCTTAGACAGAATGGCAGATCGTGATCCGATGTCTGTATCTGTTGAAGGCGACAAAGTTGTTGTCCGCAAGGGCGATGAATCTTTTACTTCTAAGAGAGGTGACTAATGTTTCCATTGACCGCACTGTTTGATGTCGGCATGAAGGTGCTCGACAAATTTATTCCAGACCCTGAAGCCAAAGCAAAAGCACAGCAAGAACTCTTGAAGATGCAACAAGAGGGACGCCTGGCAGAACTCAATGCTGACAACATCGAGGCCCAGGAGTTGACCAAGCGCCAGCAGGCCGACATGGCCAGCGATTCTTGGCTGTCGAAAAACATTCGTCCTATGACGCTGATTTTTATCCTGGTGACATACACAACCTTCGCAATGATGTCCGCATATGGCATCGACACGAATCAAAAATATGTTGAGTTACTTGGTCAGTGGGGCATGCTGATCATGTCGTTTTACTTTGGTGGTCGCACGCTTGAAAAGATCATGGACATGCGTGGCAAACAATCTAGCAAGGAATAACCATGGCATTCAAACTTTCACAGCGAAGCATCGAGCGCCTGGATGGCGTCAAGGATGGACTGGTCGATGTGGTCACTCGCGCAATTGAAATCAGCACGGTCGACTTTGGTGTGACTGAAGGCCTGCGCACTGTCGAGACACAGCGCAAATATGTCGAGACTGGCAAAAGCCAAACCATGGACTCCAAGCATTTGACTGGTGACGCTGTGGACCTGGTGGCATACATCAATGGCCAAGTGTCATGGGAACTCAATCTATACGACAACATTGCCGACGCAATGAAGCAGGCCGCGATTGAAAAGAATGTGGCTGTGCGCTGGGGCGCGGCATGGAATATCCCAGACATTCGCTTATGGCGTGGCACGATGGAAGAGGCGATGAACCACTACATCGATGAGCGTCGCAAGCAAAATAAAAGGCCGTTCATTGACGGCCCACATTTCGAACTTGTGTAAAGATTGTCTCTACCCCGTCGGGCTTCAGCAGTTGCCATTCTCCTTCACGACGGTTAGCCCCAGGGTTTGCGCCCTGGGGTTTTTTTATCTAGGTGCGCATGTGACATCAATGACGATGTCGGCTGAGTACCCGTTGACTTTGCGTTTTCCATACATCATGACGGCGCGAAGCCCTGTTGATTCACATTCACGAACAGCGGTGATAACTTCGTTGCGGCTCATTGAGTGAATTTGTTTATCAAGAATCAACTCCTGCTCGACTGGTGTGGGTGGCATTGGCTTATTGCTTGAGCACCCACTGATCCAGCCAAGGGAGCAGACAATCAGGATTGTGATCATTCTGTTCCTCATGGCTTTCCTCATTTGTTGACGGTTGTGAATCGATTGCTTTTCTCGAAGGCCTCGACATCGTCGATGCGGTACCGCACCTCGCTGTTTCGACCCTCACCCAGTTTGATGTAGGCCGGTCCGACATTGGCCACCCGCCACTTGCGCAGGGTGTTGTCGGCCACCTTCCATCGTTCGCACAATTCCTTAGGCGTCAGTAGTTGGGACATTTGCCACCTCCGGTTGTGTGATCTCGCCGGTGTTGGCGTCAATGGCATCCATCGGTGTCTGGCCCATAGAGGCCTTCAGGCGGCTTAATGGCGCTTGCTGGGCCTCAGGTACCGGCGTGATGTTGATCGCCTCTTTGCGCTCGATCTGGACGAATCCTGAGGCCTCGTTGTCCGACTGCAATACCTGGTCGACATCGGCGCTGGACGGCAGGCGCTTGGCCATGCGACGGATGACGGTCTTCTTGGCCATCTCATCCCACCATTGGACCCATGGTCCTGACTGGCCTGCCCGGCTGGAGGCTCGTACTTTCTCAACATCGGACACACTCATGACCTCGCGGTAGATGGCTCCGTCCTTGGTCTTGGCCACGGCATACACAGCAATTGGATTGCCGCGATCCTCGCCCAGGAATGGCTTGTGAACGATGTTCTCGTTGTCGCCCAACTCGTATTCGAAGTGGTCTTTGTCGTATGCCACTTGTGCGCTGATGCTGGACAACTCGCCACTGTTGCGGATCTTCTTTAGGATGCCGCCGACCATTGGCATGTACTGGACCTTTGGACCTTCCTTGGTGCGGAAGATCACAGGCGCGGCTTCGCGGCCATCCAGTAGCAGGCCATCTTGTGCGGCCTTCATGCATGCGCCAAGCAGACTGCGGCGGTCAGCACCCAGCAATTCAGGGTTCATTTGCACAGCGGTCAGTGTGGTGCGGATGAACTTCTCGACCGGTATCTGCGGAGGCAGTGCGGCCTGGAACTCTGGTTGCATTTTGACGAGCGTGCCACGCATCGCTTCGATTGGTGTCAATTCTGTGCTCATGATTTATTTCTCCTTCTTTGGATAAAAACGGAAACTGCGGTAGCCTTCGGTTGCACCGATGACTGTGCCAACCATTTCGGGCGTGATAAGCGTCCCTGAACGGCCTTTGACTTGCCCCGTCGACAGCGAGCCAAACCTTGTGATGACCTTGCTGGCATGGCCAATTCGGTCGAGGATCTCAGCGCGGCGCTGTTCCTTGATCTTCTCAAGGTCGCTGGCTTCTTTGCGCACAAACTCAAACTGCTTGATCATGTCCTCAAGTTCCGCGTCGGCCTCGGCCACCAGGCCTTCGATCGAGTCGCGGCGCAACTGCTTGATGATGTACTCGGCGTCACGGGTGTAGTCCGCGCTGGGCGCTTGGTTCTGTAACACGCGATTCCAGAACTCTCCGCTTTTCTCGCGTATACTTTTGCCAATGTCCCGATCGCGATTTCGGAGGACTATCTTTTGCTCGTTGCCGCCAACCAGTGCCACGATCGCGCACCACTCGTACCCGGCAACTTCCATTTGATGCTGGACCTGCAACTCGATGTGCTCGGGTGCTTCGATATTCCCGGCACCGTCATCAATCCAGTTTTTCTGATACTGCACCCAGTCGACATTCTTGACCTCGAGGATGCCTGGTCCATTGGCGCTGGACTTGATCTCGAAGTCAAAACTTGACCCGATGCGTGCGGCCTGGTCGCGCATGTACACATTCAACTTTGCAATGTTCCAGCCCATGTCTTCGGCGGCACCCTGTGCAATAGCCGACTCCAAGCGGTTGCCCCACTTCATGCGTTCGTTCGGCTCCAACTTCACCACCACTGCGTCGCGTTTCTGGTGAAACAATTCGAACTCGGTGAGGTAAGGCGAGAGGCCGAAGAGCGCGGACACTTCGGTGCTGGTCACATCTTTGGCTCGCTCTGTGAGCCATTGATGCTGGTTTTCAATTTCGATGGTTTGGATAGTCATCAGTCGTTCTCCATGTATTCGAAGATCGCCTCCTGGATCAGGTCTTCTTCTTTTGCGGTAAGTTTCCGCTCGAGCCACTTTGCGCGGTAGCCTCTGCGGTCCAGGATCTCAAAGTCACCAGTGCCACCCTCGGATGGGTAGCAGTTTTCTGGTGGCCCTGAAACATATGCGGGGCTGTAGCCCTCGTAATCGGTCACACCGATGAGGCACGGGATGCCTGCAATGCGGTGCTCGATCTCGGCGATGTAGTGAGTGCGGCTCACAATTGCACCTTGAGTTCTTCGGCTTCATCACTGACGCAAAAGCATGTGATGGTGACCACTTGGCCACGCGTGTCGGTGATGACGATGTCGCGTGTGTACAGCGGTGTGTTGCCATTGATCTCGCGGATTTCGCTGATCTCTATTGACTTGGTGTTGTGGATGCTAATGTCTGCCATTTGTATCTCCTTGTGGTGAAGTGTTGAAATTATAACCCGAATCGTTGATGCAGTGTCAACGACTATTTTCGACGATGTCGCCTGCCGCGATCCAAAGAATGCGTTGCAGGTTCTGGTCATGGTCGGCCAACTCCTGGTCATCCCAGGCACCGTATTCGCGTAGTTCGTCGCGCAGTGCCTTGGGGTCGATGCGCTCCAATTGAGCGCGGATCTTGCGGTGGTTGGACAGCGCCCGGACATCGTCGTCGCATTGGCCCTGGTGTGACGCTGACTGGGCCTGGGCCATAGTCATCTGGATTTCAATCGTGCCGTGTGAGGATGTGAACCACATGATCAAGCCCCCACTTTCACGAATTCGATCTTGCCCAGTGCCTTGGCGGCTTTGAGCAGGCGGCTCTCTTCGGCGGGCAGGCAATACCCGTCTTCGATCAGGCGCTGTGCCTGACGGCCAAACCAGCCTTGCAGTTGCCAGGCCAGGCCGGTGTCGATCAGGGTTTGCCAGGCCTCAATAACCTGGTCGTTGTCGGTTGCTTCGATGAAACCTTCGGCGATGCCGGTTGCGGTGTATGTATCCATGGTGCTCTCCTTAAAATGGTGCTGGTTCAAAGTTTGAAAAATCGATCTTGGGTTTGCGACGGCGCGGTACTTTGCGCGTGATGTGAGGGTATGGTGGCTTGTCCCACACCCAGCGCACCACGGCACCTTCGTCATCGAGGATTCCGTACTGAATCATCGTGCGGTGGTCTTGATGCTGAACACAGCGGTGGTGCTGGTGTACTCGGCGATCTTGTCAGCGCTGATGCCAACATCTGCGGCCAACTTTTTCCAGTCGGTGACAGCGCGGTTGGACTCGATGTATGAGGCTTTGAACAATGCGCCTTCAAACACAGTCGCGCCGCCGTTGCTGGCGACATCTTTCATGGCATCTTTAAGGGCGTCGGCTTGTTTGGTAAGCGTCGCGATTTGCGCGAGCAATGTGCCTAGTTCGTCAGCGGAAGCGGGGGTGGTGTTGATTGCAGTCATGATTCTCTCCATCGTCTAAACAGTTAAAGGGTGCAAGCATTGGGTTCTAAGCCTGCGTTCGGATCTTTCCCAGAGCCGTCACAGCCATTCAACTAACTCTGTCAGGTCAAGTGACCATCGCTCGGTGCTGAATGCGGTATCGTTTTTCCGTCCGATATGGTGATCTTACATCAACACAAATCCACAACGCAATACCTTTCTTGACTTTTTTATGTGGGTATTCGTTCCACCCAGGTAAATCAAGGGTTCACAAGGTGTTGCGCCTGTGTCATCATTGAGGGATGAACAACACTTTGAACAATCACACATCCCCCGTCGAACTGGCAATCGACATGTTTGGTGGCGTGCGCAAATTGGCACGCGCTCTTGGCCGAGATCCCGCCGCAGTCTCACGCTGGCAAAAGTCTGGCGTCGTTCCCACTGCCGTACAGCGCCGTCTGCTGGAGATGGCCTGGGAGCGGGGCATTGACATCACTGCGCACGACATGATCTTTGGGCGCGAAGTCAATGATTGAACTGGTGCTGGGTTGGCCACCGTCTGAACTGTCGCCCAACAAGCGCCTGCACTGGTCCAAGGTGGCGAATGTCAAGGCGAAATACCGCGAGGCCTGCTGGGCATTGACGCTTGAGCAGACTAGGATCTACAAGACCATGGTGCCTGATGGCAACCTGCACTTGACGC